CCCTCCACTGCTCGAATAAAATTTCGGCGGTTCTGATACCGCCGAAATTTTATTCGAGCAGTGGAGGGAGAAAAACGGCCATGTTGGCTGGTGCATCAATTCCCACAATCAGCCGCTTGAGATTTGGCGGCGGGTGCCGGGGTTCCGCGAGAACTACCATGCCCGCTGAAGCCAAGAAATTCCCGATCGGCTGCCGGGTGGAGTTCGATGGCCGCAAGGGGAAGGTGATTAGCCATTATTCGCTGTATACCGTCGAGGTGGAGTGGGATGGCCGTGGACCGTCCCTCGTCAGCACGACCGTATTGAAGAAATTGAAAGGAGGCAAGAAATGAAAGTGCTCGTATGCGGAGGTCGGAACTACACAAACCAGCTGCGGTTGTTCGATGTCCTTGATCGCTTGCACCGGATACGTGGACCCATCACGACGGTCATCCATGGTGAGGCCAAGGGCGCCGATCGGTTAGCCGGTGATTGGGCCATATCACGAGACATCATGATCGACAGCTACCCAGCACAGTGGGGCAAGCATGGTCGGGCGGCTGGCCCGATCCGCAATCGGCAAATGATCGAGGAGGGCCGGCCAGATCTGGTCGTGGTGTTTCCCGGGGGCCGTGGCACCGCCGACATGCGGAAGCGCGCCCTGGCGACTAAGATCAAGGTGGAGGACGTACAATGATCGCGCCCTTTCTATACGCGTGGGCGGCTTTGTGCCTGGGGTGGATACTCTGGCAGAATGAAACGGCTCACGACATCCCAACGGCATTCGGCGTCCTGCTGGTGTCGCTATTCTGGCCGGTGGCGGTCCCACTGTGCTGGTTCATGGAGCAACTGCAGAAGAGAAGGCAGAGGGATGGGTGAGCACCCACCAGGGAGATCAGCACAGGCTCACTGGGCCATGGATATTACCTCCAACACGACGGAGCGTGAAGCCCTGAAGATAATTGCGGCCTATATCCTGGGCGGCAATCTCACCGCACACCGCCGGTCGATGCTCCAGCAACGTGCTGAACAAATCCCTGGGCAGTATTTCCCAGGGGAACTCCTACCGAGGAAAGGAACTAGGAGATGAGCGTTCAATTAGGCGAAACATTGAAGGACCGCATTACTGGCTTCACAGGCGTGGTCCTGGGGTATGTGGTCTATATCTCAGGCTGCAATCAGGCCCTCCTGGCACCACCCGTCGACAAGGACGGGAAGCATGTATCGAGCCACTGGTTCGATGAGCAACGGTTGGTCCACCCAGAATGGCCGAAGAAGAAACCCAAAAAGAAACGGGAGCCCATCGTCCTGGATAATGTTGCCACACCGGGGGCCGCTGATCCGGCACCCACCAAGTAGGGAGAACTGCAATGAGGATCACGTTATGCGGCAGCAGCCGCTTCGAGCAAGAATTCAAGGACTGGGCGTTCACCCTGTCCCTGAAGGGCCATCGGGTCCACGGGCTTTCTGCGTATCGGTCGGATCTGCCTGAGGGTGGGCCGGACGAGGCGCAGAAGGAAATCCTGGACCTGCTCCACATGGCCAAGATTATGGACAGCGACGCCATCCTCGTCATCGACAAGCCAGGGGAAGGGGTGGAGAACTACATCGGCTTCAGCACGCGGCGAGAACTGGCCTGGGCTGAGGCCATTGGGAAGCACGTATACATGGCCTCGGATTTTGCTCACAATCCCAGGGAGTTCGTGGGGACGCTGCGGTTCTATACTGATGTGGTCGTGGACCAAGCAGCCGGCCTGCAGCCCCATGGCACCATGCACCAGGACCCTCCGACGGGGGACGTGGAGCCACTTGTGCCACAACGACCAACGGCGGAGGAGCAAGAAGCCGATGCCTAACCAAGAACAATGTGGAGCTGTATGCAAGGGAGCTGCTGACGGCCATTCGGAACTTCCGGCACACGGCCCTAGTGGATGATGACTGGCCTGAGGTCAATGAGAAGCTGGACCTCGCCGAAGACCGCCTGGAGCGTGTGCTGCCCCTGAGGGATGGCCATGGTTTCTGAGGGGGTAAAACCGACACCCGAACCCTGATTGCGGACCACTGGGGCACGCCACAGCGGGCCCTGCTAGGTGGTCATGTGGAGGTATGACTGAGGTGATTATAGCGGCCCCGTGGGGCGATCTACGAGGCCGCAGCCGTGGTATCCATATGGTATCCAAATGGCCTCCATCTGGGAGTATTTTATGGCACCGGTGAGTATTGGAAGATGGCAATAAAACGGCCTTTCTATATTACTTGCGCGTAGGGGTCCATGTATAGACGTTCCATGGATTAACCTCTATCAGGTTGATATATGGGGCCTGCTACCAGATATTCCTCAATAAGATCAACCGTCTATCACATTATCAGGACTTTTCGGCCATGGTCCCCTGCTGATAAGCGTATAGTATCAAGGACTTAGGGTCGCGCAACGCGCGGGATACGCACCCGCGCAGGTGAACTCGTCGCAAGGTTTGAAATGTCCGTCAGTACTGATTATACTGATATACTGATATAAGCCTTGATATCATTGGGCTATTTCCATATCAGCATTTTCCCGATGCTGATATACTGATAGTATTGAATAGTATCAAGGGGCTGGAAATATTAGAGTAGTACAGGGTGTAACGAGCGGACGCTAGATATATGATCCCATTCCCGTGAGGTTCGTGTGTGCGCGTGAGGGGAACCGAGTGGCTTCTAAGACAACCACAGACATTCAGAAGAAGGGCACGTCCCGCAGGGGCCTGAAGCGGGCAGCAAAAGCCCGTGGCAGCAAGGCACCGGGCCGAGGCCATCCAGTCACGAAAGCCCACCTGGCCTATTTCCTTAATGAGCTCATGCAGTATCCGTGCGTGTCATCGGCGGCGCTCGCTGCTGGCATCGGACGTGAGCCGCTATACCGCCGCCGTCATGAGGACGCGGACTTTGCTAAAGCATGGGAGGAGGCCAAGGCTATTGGTGCCGAGGCCGCTTATGAGGAGGAGGCCAATCGGCGAGCTATCCATGGTGTGGATGAGCCGGTGATCTATAAGGGCGAGATGCAGTACCGCATAGACCACACGACGGGGTTGCCCATGTTGGATGAGAACGATGAACCCATCCCCCTGACGGTGCGGCGACCCTCGGACACGCTGCTGATCTTCCTCATGAAAGGCGCCAATCCGGGTAAGTACCGTGACGGGCCTCAGACCAATCTCAATCTGGCGGTCGGTGTCAAGATCGTGGTGACGGGCGATGACACCAGACTTTAAATTGACCGAGCGGCAGATCGCCGCCAACCGTATGCTGGGTGACCCCCAGCGCCATACCCTGCTCGTGGGTGGATCCAGATCGGGCAAGACATTCCTGATCATTCGTGCCATCATCATACGTGCGGCCAAGGCCGCCAATTCACGGCATTTGATTACGCGCCTCCGTGCGAACGCCGTTCGTGCGTCGGTGTGGTTGGACACGTTCCCCAAGGTGCGAGATTTGTGTTTCCCTGATTTGCCGATGACCGAACATCGACAGGACGGCTATTTCGAGCTGCCCAATGGTTCGGAGATTTGGTTCGGTGGCCTGGATGACAAGGAGCGGGTGGACAAAATCCTCGGCCAGGAGTACGCCACCATCTTCCCGAATGAGTGCTCCCAGATCCCATACAGCTCCATCAAGACGTTGCTCACGCGGCTTGCGCAACGCGCGCCCGGGCTCGTGCAGCGTGCCTATTACGACCTCAACCCGGTGGGCGTGGGGCATTGGACCAATCGGCTGTTCGTGCAGAACAAGAACGTCGACAACGAGGAGAAGCTGCGGAACCCCGATCAGTATGCCCTCATGTATATGAACCCGGAAGATAACAAGGAGAATTTGGACCCGGCGTATCTCGACGAGCTGCGGTCCATGTCGGCACGGCACCGCCAACGGTTTTACGAGGGCAAGTATGTCAGCGAGGTCGAAGGGGCCTTGTGGACAGCGGACATGATCGAGAGCTCGCGGGTATCGGAGGACGACGTGCCAGATCTGAAACGGGTGGCCGTCGCCGTGGACCCGTCAGGCGCCTCGGGCCCTGAGGATTATCGGTCGGATGAGATCGGGATTATTGCAGCGGGTCGGGGCGTCGATGACCATGCGTACGTGAAGGCTGACAATTCCTTGCGGGCATCGCCTGAGGTGTGGGGGCGCATTGCCGTCGACACTTACAACGAGCACGAGGCAGACCTGATCGTGGCTGAACGGAACTTCGGCGGTGAGATGGTGGCGGCTGTGATCCGTGCCGTTGATCCTCATGTGCCGGTCAAGCTGGTGACGGCGTCACGGGGCAAGGTCGTGCGGGCCGAACCTGTTGCGGCGTTATATGAGAAGGACAAGATACACCACGTCGGTCGGTTCCCCCGGTTCGAAGATCAGTTGATTAACTTCACGACGGCTGGCTATGTCGGGGACAAATCCCCTGACCGTGCGGACGCTGGCGTCTGGGGCCTGACTGAGCTCATGCTCAAGACGGGAACTGGCCGAGCCGTCATGCCACACATTTCATGAAGGAGCGATCATGCTGAAATTTGCACAAGGCGTAGCGGCTACTCTGTTAGCCATGGCCCTCGTTTATGGTGCGGTGGCCTGGGCCGCTGACACGTTCTCGACGGATCGGATCGGTCTGCAGAGCCCATTCAATAACGGCTTTGAAGTCACGCCGCATGATACCAACGAGCTGACCAACCACACCCGGGCCATTTATGTGGGTGGTGCCGGCAACATTTCGTTGACGACCAGCGGCGGCGATCTATTCACGATGACTGGTGTGCTGGCTGGGACGTTATACTGGGTTCGTGCCAAGATCATCCTGTCGACTGGCACTACAGCCACCAACCTGGTCGGATTGTACTGAGGGAGGGCTTGGATATGTTGGCGCAGAACTACGGGTTCTGGACGGCCGCATACTGGCCAAGGATTGCTGTCGGTAACAAGGTGCTGTTGGTCGTGGAGGGCTAAATGGGACGCTTGCGAAATGCCTGGACTGCACTTGTCGGCCGTAAGGAGAGCATGGCAGGCCATGTCGTCGCGTTGGGTGACATGGGCCAGCCGGCATGGACGCCACGGGACTATGGCAATCTCGCCAAGGAGGCGTATCAGAAGAACGTAGTGGCGTTTCAATCCATCAATATGGTGGCGCAAGGATTTGCTCAGATCGATTGGGAGCTGTTCCGTAAGGGCCGTGGTGATCGGGCACAGCTTGATGAGCATTCATTGCTGAACCTCGTGAAACGACCCAACCCCATGACCGGCGGTGCTGACTTGTTCAGCGCTTGGGGAGCATTTCTGCTAATCGCCGGCAATTCGTACCTGGAGGCTGTTGGACCTGACGGGAAGGAACCGATCGAATTGTGGAACCTGCGCCCCGACCGCATGAAGGTCGTACCCGGCAAGACGGGATTGCCGGCCTTGTACCGTTACAGCCTCAAGGGTCGCGATGTGGACTGGCCCGTAGACCCCTTTACGGGCCAGTCCCTCGTGAGCCATTGGCGGACATTCAATCCACTCAACGACTGGTATGGCATGAGCGCCATTGAAGCAGCGGCGTTCTCTGTGGACCAGCACAACTCAGCCGGCCAATGGAACCAGTCCATGCTTCAGAACAGGGCCATGGTCGGTGGAGCACTCATCTTCAAATCCACGGACGAGGGTGGCGGACCTGCCGTCCTGTCGCCAGAGCAACGTGCATCACTGCAGCACCAGCTGGATACGAGGTTCGCTGGAGCGCGGAATGCTGGCAGGCCTGTCCTGCTGGAAGGAGATTTCGATTGGAAAGAAATGAGCCTGACACCCAAGGACATGGACTGGCTCAAGGGGCGTGATGTTTCGGCCCGTGATGTGGCGCTGGCGTTCGGGGTGCCGCCCCAGCTTGTGGGCATCCCGGACGCTGCCACCTATTCCAATATGCGTGAGGCCCGGTTGGGGCTGTGGGAAGAAACCATCTTGCCCCTGTTGGACAAGGGGCGGGATGAACTCAACAACTGGCTGGTGCCGATGTTTGGTGATGACTTGGCGCTGGAGTACAACGCCGACGTTGTGCCGGCCTTGAACATGCAGCGGCAGCGCAAATTCGAGACATTTGGAGGGGTGGATTTTCTTACCATCAACGAGAAGCGGGAGGCCGTGGGTTATGAGCCAGTGGATGGCGGCGACGATATCCTTGTCAATGCTGGCCTGCTGCCGCTCGGATTTTCCCTTGGTAATGACGACGAGGGGCAGGTCGCTCTAGCCAGCCCTGGTGGCCTGTCCTACAAGTTGTTGACGGACAGGTCGCCGGGTGCCCAGGCCAGGGAATTTGCACAACACACCCGGCTGCAGATCGCCCGCGCACGTGGGCTCGCAAGATCCATGATAGCAGAATTGCGTCGTGTGGCACGGGACGCGGCGGCGGGATATGCCGAGGGTGGCCTGAGTGAGGCCATGCACCGCACGGACCAGCACGACGAGCGCGTCACCTTGGCCTTGCGCGCCCACTACACCACGGTCATGGACACATTCGGTGAGCGCATTCTTGACGCCGCCAAGGATCAGGGGGCGGTGGAGACCAAGGATGCTGCTGACGCCTTTGCGTTGTCGCGGGATGAGTGGATCGGCACCCATGCCGCGAAGAAGGTAACGGCTATCAGCAAGACCACGCGGGACCAGATCCGTAATGCCGTGGCCGAGGGTGAGGCCGTGGCTGAAGGCACCGTGGCAGTGGCCCGTCGGATCACGGAAGCCACGGGCGGGCTCATTGCGCGTAATCGCGCGGTCCTTATCTCCCGCACGGAGACCCATTCGGCAGCGGTGGCGGCAGGTGATCAAGCTGCCGAGGCAACAGGACTGCAGTTGCAGAGGGAGTGGATTGCGGCTGGTGACGACCGGACCCGTGAGACGCACATCGAGGCGAATGGTCAAGTGGTCCAACTCAAGCAGCCGTTCCGTGTTGGCAATGGTGATCTGATGAGACCCGGTGATCCCAGCGGACCACCTGAGGAGACGATCAACTGTCGCTGTGTCATTGGGCACCTGACACCAGAGGAGGTAGCATGAGAGTTCTGATGATTTGGGACATGCAGCTAAGGCGAAGGAGCTAACGCCATGATTGAGATGAAACGGATCGACTGCTCGTTGACAGTCACCAAGGACCTGTCGGAAGACGGCACATTCGAGGGCTATGGTTCAGTGTTCGATGTGCTGGACAGCGATCGCGAGATCGTTGTTAAAGGAGCCTTTGAGAAATCGCTGAAGGAGAAGGGGCCGCGTGGTATCAAGTTCCTTTGGCAGCATCGGACGGACCAACCCGTCGGCATCTTCCCGGAGATGGGTGAGGATGAGCGAGGCCTGTTTCTAAAAGGCGACATCGCGACTGCTGCCTCGCAGGGCAGGGATGCTTATGAGTTGCTCAAGATTGGAGCACTCGATGGATTGTCCATCGGCTTCCGAACGGTCAAATCGGAAATCGATGAGGAAGTACGGATCAGGAAGCTGGTTGAGATTGATCTATGGGAGGTCTCCCTGGTCACTTTTCCAGCCAACTCACAGGCGCGAGTGAGCGCCGTAAAAGATGATGTTGCGTTCGCCGGTCTGGCCGGGATGGCCAGCACCATTGAGACAGAACGTGACTTCGAGGGTCTTCTACGGGACGTAGGGTACTCGCAGCAAGAGGCCAAGGCCATTACAGCCAATGGCTTCAAATCACTTGTCGCGGCACAACGGGACGTTGGCGCTGAGGCAGACCTGATCGCGGCCATGAAGGCAGCGTCAGGGGTAATCTCCCATCAATGACAATGAGGATATTTTGTCATGGCTGATCAAGCGCCAGACGTGAAGGAGGTCGTCGAGAAACTCTCGAAAGACGTTGCCACCTTCATCGAGACGAACGACCAGCGCCTCAAGCAGATCGAAGACAAAGGCAGTGCCGATGTCGTGACTACGGAGAAGCTCGAGCGGATCGAGAAAGGCCTCGATGCCCTCGAGACCATCAATCAGCAGATTACCAAGGCTGCTGAGGATGTCAAGACCCAGGCCGAGAACGTCGCCGAACAGGCGGAGCAGCTCGACCGGATCGAAACTTCTCTGAAGCGCGTCGACAAAGCCGCTGGTCCCGATTTGGAGACGCAGGAAAAAAAGGCAGCGTTCTTCAACTATTGCCGTCGTGGCAAGGAGGCGATGACCGCTGAGGAAATCAAGGTGCTGACCGTGGGTGATGATGCCACCGGTGGCTACTTGGCTCCTTCCGAGTACGTTCGGGAAATCATCAAGGACGTCGTGGAAATGTCGCCCATCCGCACGATCGCGCGGGTTCGCAGCACCACACAGCGCTCCGTGATGCATCCCAAGCGCACCGGCACCTTCGCCGCTGTGTGGGTCCATGAGGCCGGCACCCGTTCGGAAACGACGGGTCTGACCTACGGGCTGGAGGAAATCCCCACGCACGAGCACTATGCGCTGGTGGACATCTCCGAGCAAGACCTCGAGGACAGTGCGTTCAACCTTGAGGCCGAACTCAACATGGAGTTCGCCGAACAGTTCGGCGTCTCCGAAGGCACAGCGTTCGTGAACGGCGACGCCGTGGGACAGCCCGAGGGCTTCCTGCAGAACGGCGACGTCGGCACTACGAACTCCGGGCACGCAACGCTGATCCAGGCCGACGGTCTGATCGACACATTCCACGCCATCAAGTCGGCGTATGCCCGCAATGCTGTCTGGGTCCTCAACAGGAACTCCATCGGCGCCGTCCGCAAGTTGAAGGACGGCAACGGTCAGTACTTGTGGATGGCCGGCATTGCGAACGGCGTTCCGAACACGATCATCGGGGCACCGTATGTCGAGGCAACGGACATGCCCAACCAAGCCGCGGCCGCCAACTCGGTCGCTTTCGGCGACTTCCGTCGGGGCTATCTCATCGTGGACCGCATTCGCCTGTCGGTTCTGCGTGATCCCTATACGCAAGCCGCGAGCGGCAACGTCCGCTTCATTGCCCGTCGCCGTGTCGGTGGGCAGGTGGTGCTCGCCGAGGCGCTTCGCCTCAACACCATCTCGGCCTAAGGAGGGCTCATCATCATGAACCTCTATAACAATCTTCTGCCGGCTCGGGCGATTAGCCCCATTGCCGACAGCAGCGACAACACGGTGCTCGTGTCTGAGATCCTGGACACCCAGGGGTTCGAGGAAGTTCTGCTCCTCATTCTCATCGGGTCCCTGGCGGACGCGGCTGCCACCTTCACCGTTCTCATCGAAAGCGGCGACGACAGCGGCTTGTCGGATAACGTCGCGGTCGACGATGCCTTCCTGCAGGTGGACGAGGCCAATGTCTCGTTCGACGAAGCCGACGACAACACCGTCCGTCGTATCGGCATCGTGCCTCCGGAGCGGTATCTGAGGGCAACCATCACACCGGCCGGCAATGCGGGCGTCGCGTTCTTCTGCGCCTGTTGGCTGTCCGGCAAGGCCAGGCACGCTCCGGTCACGGCGCAAGCCACCTGACCAGGGCGAGTGGGATGGTCTGGGTGGTGTACTGCCTCCCTGGTGCCACCCAGGCCTGACCCATTGGAAGGAGAAACGCAATGCGAAATCTTCTGAAGAAAGCCTTGTCAGGATTGTTTGTTGGCCTGTGCATCTTCGCTGGTGCCGCTATTGCTCAGAATGTCAGCAATTATTCGGAGCAAGGTGGTGCGCGTTGGGTGATCGGTGGATCGCTCGATATCGCCAGCGGCGGTGACCTGGACATCGAAAGCGGTGGCACGTTCTCCATTGCGAGCACCACGGTATCGGCAACCGGTGCGGAGCTGGACGAAGCGTATCTGTCATTTACACTGGCAGATATTCAGACGGCCTCCTCAACGGTGTACGTCCCGATGCCCGTTGCCGGTGATATCAGTTCGATCCGCGTGTCCATTGATACAGCGATCACGGAAGGGTCGGCGAGTGACCTAACCTTCGTCGCTTACATCCAGGACGCTACCGGAAAGACACCGATCACTGGTGGCGAGGTCGATGTGGCCTCACCAATCTCGGTCGGCGATACGGGAACCGCGACACCCACTGCGCTTAACACAGTGGCCGCGGGTGAACGTATTGTCATCGAGAGCGATGGTGCCTCGTCAACGACTGCCAAGGCCGTGTTCACCATTACCATCGATCGGTAAATGCTGACCACGTACTACAAGGGATGTGCGCTCGTCATTGCTGCGGTCCTTGCGACCGCGGCGATGGCGGGCCACGTTCCAAGTTGGGGTCTAGTGGTAGCACCCAAATGGCTGGCGATTGAAGTGCTGGCTGCCGTGGGGTGCGTGCTGCTGATTACCGATCGGGCTCGCCTGGATGTCGTCGATATGGTGGCCGGGATGATGCTCGCTTGGGCTGCAGCCTCCATTGCATGGACCCCCGACGTTGCTCAGTACACACATCAGATGTTCCATGCCACGGCGTTGCTCATATTGTTTATTTTGGTCCGACGAGTGGACCAAGATTTCTTGATTACTGCGATGAGTTGGGCTGCCGCTGCGGCAATTATCGTTGCTAGCGTTAGTGATATCCTCCGGCCAGATTGGCGAGGGGGCTTTGGGAATGACAACTTGGTCTCGGAGATGATCCTGGTGGCGCTGCCCTGGGCCGTGTGGCGAGTGCCTTGGGTTATCCGCAGTGCCGTGGTCATTGCTGCCGCCTACCAGCTTTGGGACAACCCCAGCCATAGCGAGTTCGTCGCTTTTGCGGGCATGGTCGCCTTCGCCATATGCGCCTGGAGACGCCGTGTGATGACCACTGATCTTCTTATCATAGCCTTGGGCCTATCCGTTGTCCTCTTGGTCGTCCTGTGGAGCAGTACGGAGCTCCAGACGTCCTTACGCTTCCGTTGGGAATTCGCTCAGACCACGCTGCGGATGTGGTGGGCTGCTCCATTGATCGGGCAGGGATTTGGTGGGTATCTGTACCAGTATCCTTTTTTCGCGACGGCACCATTCACGGAAGTGGTGACGCCGGGCACCGTGGTCGAGGCAGCGCACAACGAATATCTGCAGCTGTTGAGCGACCTGGGTCTTGTGGGATTTGGCATCGTCACCATTTTTGCGGTCATGGTCCTAAAGCGATGTGTGGGCATCGGCCCCCATTGTTTTTCCCTGGCCGCCCTGGCAACCCTGGCCCTGGTGTCCTTCCCCTTACAGAACCCAGCGACGGCCTTCATGGCGGTCGTGGGCCTGGGAGTAATGGCACCCGCCTTCGGGCGTGCGCGAAGGAGCGCGCTGCGTCGGCTGGTGTTGCCTGGGTTGATGGCAGTGACGATAGCGATCGTTGGCTACTATGGCATCAAGGAGGCCAAGGCCGAACAGATGCACATGATCGCTGAGAACGTTAAACGGGAGGTGCCGAAGCTGGCTTACCAGCTTGAGCGGATGGCCCTCAGGGAGTATCCCTTCTATAATCTGCGTCGGATCGTTCTATTCCCGGCGCTAATGAGGTGGGTGAGGTTGGACCCGAAGCACGGTGTCCCGCCGAAGAAATTCGGGGAGGCAATGCTCGTGAGCACACTCGCTTCTCCCCGATCCAATCCGGTGGTGCTCACGACATTGGAGTATGCGGCCATGCGTGGTCATCTTAAATAACGGAAGGAGAGAATTTGATGTGGGTCAAGATGAAACAGGACTGTGACGGCTCGCCAGACGGCGCCAAAGTCGAACACTTCAAGGAGGGCGATAAGCACAACGTGCCCGAACGCTTGCGGGATGTGTTCGTCGAAGGTGGCCTGGCCGAAGACACCACGGCCCCCAAGGCCAAAAAAGAAAAGAAGGACAACAAGGCCAAGGCCGGCGCCCCCGAGGACAAGGGAGACTGATCATTGTCCCTCAGTCCAACTCGACTGATTAAGCTCCCGCTCCGTCTTACGGAACAGGGCGCTCCCACCGTTGAGCCGATGTTGGTAGCGACTGCCAAGGATCATCTGAAGGTGACCGATACAGCAGACGATACCCTCATCACCAATCTCATCGTGGCGGCTCGTCAACGCTGTGAGGATTACACGGGGCGGGCGCTGATCACTCAGACGTGGCAAGCGTTCATGGACCAATGGCCGTTCTCCAATGATGCCGATGCGCTGTGGGAAGGCACTCGCACCGGTCCTGAGAGCATCATTACCGGCCGAGCGGAAGGGATCGTGTTACCCAAGCCACCTTTAGCATCAGTAACGCACATCAAAACTTACGATGATGCCGATGTAGCGACGACATTCGCTGCCAGTAATTACTTCGTCGATACAGCGACCGAACCCGGGCGGATTGTTTTGCGATCTGGCTCCAGTTGGCCGAACCCCTCGCGTGTAGCGAATGGCATTGAAGTCCAATTCGTCTGTGGCTATGGCGTCGCTGGTAGCATACCCGATGACCTCATGTCGGGAATGCTTATGCTCATCGGGCATCTGTACGAGAACCGTGCGGAAGTCCAGGAGACAAATGCCAATCAAATGCCCTGGGGTGTCAGATCCCTTTGGGATAGCAAACGGATCATAGAAGTCGGATGAACATCGGCAAGATGAGAACACAGCTCGACCTGCAGGTTAAGAACATGACACCGGATGCTGGTGGCGGTGCCGGTGGTACGTTGTCCTGGGATGCAGTCGCCAGCGTGTGGGGCCACATTAAACCTATGTCCGCGGGCGAGCGTCTTGCCCAGCAGGGCCTCGAAGATGTAGTCACCCACCAGGTGACGATTCGGCATCGGACGGACATCACGACGGAGAACCGGTTCGTGGTGGGGTCGCGGGCATTCAACATCAAGGGCATCTTCGATCCTGAGGATGATAAAGCCCGGTACCTTGTCATGCTGTGCGATGAGGGGGTAGCCACCTGATGGCGCAAGCCAGCAAAATCATCGGCATGAAGGAGCTGAAGGGCCGGCTCAAAAAACTGCCGGAGAAGGCTCGTAAGCCCATGGCCGATCTGTTATTGTCCGCGGCTGTGGACACTGCGACGGAGGCCAAGCGTCTGGTGCAACGTGGACCCAAGTCAGGCCGTATGTACCGGCGCCGCAGCGTGATCCACAGGGCTTCCGCTCCCGGCCAACCCCCTGCCACTGACACTGGCTTCTTAGCTGCTCACATCCGGGCATCGATGGCCAGGGGGAAGCGGCTTGCAGCCGAGGCCGTGAGTGGCGCCGAGTATTCGGACATGCTGGAATTCGGGACCAGCCGCATGGGGGCACGGCCGTTTATGACACCGGCCTTCGAACACGCTAAGGATGGCTTTAAGAAACGCCGCAAGGTCTTCCTTAAGAAGTTCACCAGATCAGCGGGGAAAGGCTGATGGCTTCATCTGAGTGGGAACTGCAGGTCGAGATTTATGACGCCATCCGTAATGACGCCACTGTGCAGGGGCTCATCGGCAGCACGGCACGGGTCTATGATCATGTGCCTCAAGATCCGACGTTCCCTTATGTGACCATTGGCGAGGGGACCACGATTGATGAGAGTACGTTCGCGAAGAATGGATTTGAGCACACACTCGAAATCCATTCGTGGTCTCGCTACCGTGGCCGCAAGGAAGTTTCTGATATTATGAGTGCAGTCCACGGAGCACTGCACGAGGTGACGCTGACACCAGCGACATTTGTTCACGTGGGAATTGTCTTCGAATTCTCACAATCATTGCTTGAGCCCGATGGGCTGACCCGGCACGGTGTGCAGCGGTTCCGAGCAATATTGATGGAGGCCTGATCATGGCACTATACGTCCTTACGAACTGCAAGTTTTGGCTGGGTGATCATGACCTGTCCGGGCACCTGAACCAGATGGCTCTGGAGTACGCTGCGGAGCTTCAAGACGACACGGTGTTCGGTGACGATACTCGGTCGCGTATCGGTGGGCTCAAGACGATCCAAGCCAACCTGGAAGGCTTCTATGATACGGCAGCAGCACCAGCCGACATCGACAGTCACATATTCCCGAAGGTCGGGACGCAAGGTATCGTCACCACGGTTGGACCCACCGACGGCGCGGATGCTTCGCCGGCTTATTTCTTCCAAGCCAACGAAGGCGAGTACAATCACGAGGCAGTGCTGGGAGAAATTCTCAGCTTCAGCGCTCGTGCAGAAGCTAGTGAGGGTCCGTTGGTCTCAGGGACGGTCATGCACAATGCCACCCGGACCACGACTGGGAATGGCACTGCTCGTCAGCTTGGCCTTGTGGCTGCTGGGGAAAGTGTGTATGCCTCGCTCCATGTTATCACTGCCAGCTCTGGCGACACCCTCGATGTGATCGTTCAAAGTGACGACAACTCGGGGATGACTTCAGCAACCAATCGCCTGACCTTCACCCAGGCGACCGGGATCACGTCCGAATGGAAGTCTCTTGCGGGCGCGATTGCCAATGACGACTGGTGGAGGGTCAACTACACCATTGGTGGCGCAGGACCGAGCTTTGAGTTCATCTGCGCTATTGGTATCGTCTAAGGAAGGAGAGCCATCATGGCGATCTTCGTTGCAACTGATTACTCTGTCACACTCAACACGGTCGATTTGTCGGACCACGTGAAGTCTTGCGTTCTGAACTATAGCGCGGAGCTGCAAGATGATACTGTGATGAGCGATACTACCCGGTCACGCATTGGTGGCCTGTTGGATTGGTCTATCGACATTGAGTTTGCCCAGGACTTCGCGGCGTCCAAGGTCGATGCCACCCTCTTCAGCATCGTTGGAACCGTGTTCGCTTGTGTCCTGGTGCCGACGAGTTCGGCCGTTAGCGCGACCAACCCCAGCTTCACCGGCAATGGTGTGCTGGAAACCTACCCGCCGATGGGTGGGGCCGTGGGTGATTTGGCGACGACCAATATCACTATCCAGTCGGCTGGCACACTCACGCGAGCCACATCATAACCCTTAGGAAAGGAGGGAGGCATGAGAACCCTATCCAAGGAGGACATCTTGGGTGCGGACGACCTTCGTACTGAAGATGTCGAAGTACCCGAATGGGATGGTAAGGTGACTGTCCGTATGATGACCGGAACGGAGCGAGACAAGTGGGAGGCTTCGCTGATGCCGGAGGACGGTGAAAGCCGTAAGTCGGTGTTCCAGAACATGCGGGCACGTCTCATTGCTCTGACCGCCATCAATGGCGACGGCGAGCTGATGTTCACTGCTGCAGACATGATCGAACTGGGCAAGAAGAATGCGAAAGCCCTCGACCGTGTCTTTGCCGTTGCTTCTCGATTGAATGGTCTGACCGAACAGGACATCGAGGAAGTGGTGGGAAACTTAGGCGGCGCCCCGAGCGGATTAGGTACCTCGCCCTCTGTCGCGAGTTAGGATATCCCAGCGTCAGGGCGCTGTTGTGTGAATTGACCAGCGAGGAGATTACTGAATGGCTGGCCTTCAAGCAGATCGAGAACGAACTCGACGACGAAGGGGCCATTCAGGGTCAGCTGCTCCAGCGGGTCATGGACAAGACAAAGAAGGGGCGTAAGCACTGATGGCAACATTAGGCACATTGGCCATTCGGTTCGAGGCTGACATGAAGCCATTTAATCGTGGCATCGATCAGACCGAACGGCGCTTGCGAACATTCCAGAGCCGCGTCGGTAAAACCTTCCGCAGTGTTGGGAAATCCGTCGGGGGTGCCGTCAAGAAGATGGCGTCCTTCCGTGGGGCCATGGTCCTCGCGGCAGGTGTCACTGGTCTTGGATTGCTCATCAAAAAATCCATTGATTTCGGTGACGAGCTGGCAAAGACAGCAGACAAGACCGGGTTCACTACAACCAAGCTGCAAGAGCTCCGTGTGGCAGCGGATCTAGCCGGCGTTAATGTTGGGGCCATGGCCGGTGGCCTGTCGGCCTTCGCCAAGCGGATCGGTGAAGCCCGCGCGGGCACGGGTACCTTAATCACCATCCTGAAAGGCATGGATACGGAGCTGCTGAAGAATGTCCAAGCCGCCCAGAACGTCGACGACGCTTTCGACCTCATTATCAAAAAGGGTGCTTCCCTGACCTCCCAACTGGATCGGGCTGCGCTGTTCGCTGCGGCCTTTGGGCGGACCATGGGCGTAGACATGACCAACCTGATTAAGAATGGCATCGGGGGCATGGAGGCCGCCATACAACGGGCCAGAGATCTGGGGCTGGTGCTGGAGGAGGACCTGCTACGGTCGGCTGAGAAGGCTAAGGATGAGCTTACGTTGCTGTTCACCTTGATCAAGGTGAAGGTGACGCAGGCCGTGCTGGAAAATGCGGACGCCATTGCTGATCTGGCGACGGCCCTGACGAATTCCATTCCTGCGATCATTACTTGGGGGCGGGAGTGGGCTGTATACTTCAACATCATTGACCAGAGTGCTCAGGCCAAGATGGCTGAACTGCAGGCCAAGCTCGTTGGCTTGCGGGAAGAACTGGAAGACCAAAGTGCGCTGAAGAGTTGGGCCGATAGTGTAAGTGGGCTGGGTGGCCAGCTACAGCAACGAGTTGATGAGACCCAGGCCGCCATCGAACGGTTGAATAACTCCATGCTGGCCGCACTTCGCAAGGCCGAACGGCTGCGGGTTGCCGGCGCCAGTGCTGCAGGGGAGGCTCCTGCTGCGACGAGTGGGCTAAGCCCATTTGCTGATGCCACGGCGGATCTTGGCTTTCCTTCCGTAGGCCGACCTGCCGGGGGATCATTTCGTGCTGCCCAGCAGGAGGGGCTGGCCGTCATGCAGGAGGTGATCGACAAGAACAACGAATTTCGGGCCGCGGCCAAGGCCGCATTCACTGAGACGCGTACACCCATGGAGAACTACCAGGCCCGACTGCTCGAGCTTCAGGATCTGTTCGCGAACAACCTCATCGACTTCGATACTTACCAGCGGTCACTTGTGAAGGCCAATGACATCTTGACTGAGACCAAGAAGAAAACGCAGGAGTTCCAAAAAGTCGTGGTCGTCCTGGGTGAGCGAATGTCAAGTTCCTTCTTGGATGCCATCCAGTCTGGCGAGGACCTCCGTGGGACATTGCGGGGGCTGCTGGCTGATGTTCAGAATTTCCTCTTTGCCCAGGCCAAGTCAGCATTCTTTGATAGCTTAGGCGGTGCGGCCAAGGCTGGGGGTGGTAGCATTTTCGGGAGTATCTTAGGCGCCATTGGCTTTGGTGGCGGTGGAACACCTGCTGCGATCGGTCCTGGTTCGGGCGTCACTAGCGGCCTGGGAGAATTCGGTGGTACGACATTCCCCCGGTTCGCTCAGGGTGGCTCCTTCAAAGTGGCCGGTCGTGGTGGAACAGATGCAAACCTCGTGCAGTTCCAGGCCACCAAAGGCGAGCAAGTAGATGTCACGCCAACCAATCAACAAACGAAGAGGGTTGGCTCGACAGTATTCATTGACGCGCGTGGGGCCGACAGTGCAGCCATCAACCGGCTCGAAACGATCGTGCTCGCACTGGATGGTACATTCGAACGGCGGGCTGTCGGTGCCGTCGTCGAAGCACAACGTCGTGACCCACGGCTGAGAGGCAGGGCCTGATGACCATTTCATTTCCCCTGACCTTCCCAACAGATATCTCGGCGGAAGTCAGCTTCGCTGCTATACCCATTGTCGGATCGACGCGGTCGCCATTTACACAAGACCCAGAAGTCTTCGTCCATCAGGGCCAGGTGTGGGTGGTGATGATCCAACCGCCACCCTTTAATCGGGCAGACGCCGAGGACAAGCTCATTAGCTTCCTTCTCAGCCTGAATGGGATGGAAGGGACATTCACCATGGGCGATCCTACAGGCGCGACGGCGCGTGGTGCCTTGGGTGGAACTCCCTTGGTGGCTGGCGCAAGTCAGACCGGCCAGGACCTCAACATTGATGGCTGCTCAAACGATATTACTGGGTGGTTGAAGAAAGGCGATTATATTCAGCTGGGTTCTGGGTCTACGGCTCGCCTATATAAGTCGTTGGTTGATAGCAACACCAACGGTTCTGGAGAGACGACTTTGACCCTTTGGCCAGCGATCACACTGAACAACTCACCTGCGAATAATGCCACGGTGACGACAGCGAGTTGTGTGGGCCTGTTCCGATTGGCCTCGAACAAGATGCCGTGGGATTTAGCGCCAACGCCGATCCTGACAGGTCAAGCTTTCACAGCGATTAGTGAGCCCTAAGATGGCCCGCTCGATCACAGCTGCATTGAATACGAAATTGCTGGCCACGGTTAAGCGTCCGATTTTCTTGATCGAAGCACTATTCGACACGGGGGCATTGCGGCTCTGGTCTGGGCTTGGGACACTGACCTGGAACAGCAACACCTGGGTCGGCACTGGTCGGCTCCTTCAATTCTCTCCCGTGCAGGAGACAGCGGACATCATTGCAACGGGATTGAATTACACCTTGTCGGGATTGGACGCAGCCATCTTGGCCCTGGTTGATGTTGAGCAATACCAGGGGCGAATAGTCAAGTTGTACTTTGGCGCCATGACCGCAGCCGGCGCCATCGTTGCGGACCCCTATGAATTACACCGCGGCAAGGCCGACACCATGAATGACGAGGAGACAGGAGAGACCACGACAGTGGCTCTTAGCGTCGAAAGCGTGCTGATCGATTTGGAGAAGCCCGTGCTGTTTCGCTACACCAGCGAGGATCAGAAGTTGATCGACAGCACCGACACTTTCTGCGACTTCGTCGTTGACCTCCAGCAGAAGAATATCATCGGGAAGGAGGGCGATTGATGACAGCTCCCGTTCCCCGCCGTGAAGATTGGCCACACTTACTGGAGGCCGAATTCTTGCGTCAGTCCACGTTGCCTTTCGAGTATGGCCGACGGGATTGTTGCTTCGCCGTGGTAGAGTGTATTCGCCGAATGGTGGGCAGTGACAGTGTGGCGGCTGATCTGGAAGCCGAACACCTGGGGTCCTTGCGTGGTTCGCTGGAGATGTTCCAGAAATACGGCGGCCTGGAGGGCCTAGCTGAGTTGATTGCGGGGCAGTATGGGTGGGCCGAGTGGCCTACCCCCTTACGCGCGCAACGGGGAGACGTGGGGGTGGTTCAGGGCGATCAGGTGGACCCAGAACTCGGCGTCGATCGGGTCTTGGGTATTGTCCACCTCGACGGGAAGTCCGTGCTAGTCGCTAATGATCCTGGCTGGCTTGCGTTTCCCCTGACCTCACTTGTCCGTGCTTGGAGGATTAACGTCTAATGGGCAAGGCACTTGGCATGTTCGTCAAGGCCTCTGTCGCTGCTTCAGCGACGTTCTTCTTTGGGCCGGCCGGTGGGTTCACTTTTGGTGGACTGGTGCCTGGTGGTATCGGGCTTGGTACGTCTATTGCTTTGTCGGCTGTCGGTTCAGCGGCCCTGGGAGCGCTCGAGCTGGCACTCGCCCCCACGCCAAAGGTTCCTAATTTCACTTCGCCAAGTTTCCAGGTTCAGTCCCGTGATAATTCGACCCTCATCCGGCAACCGATCACTGAGCGCCGTGTGGTCATCGGTGAGGCTCGTGTGTCTGGGCCGTTGGTGTTTCTTGAAAGCACTGACGATAATCAGTTCCATCATATGGTGATCCCGCTTTCTGATGGTGAGGTTGATGCAATTAAGACCGTTTATTTAGGGACCGATGCCGTCTATGACACCATGCTCGATGGCAGCGGGAATGTCACTTCGGGGAAGTATGCGAACCTTGTGAGGATCAAGAAACATCTGGGGGCATCTGGGCAGGCAGCCGACTCAGATCTAACCGGCGCCATTACAGCTCTCGATGGCAACTTCAAAGGAACGGACGTCGCTTATATCTATGTTCGAACGGAGACGGACCGTGACATCTTCCCCAATGTCATTCCTACGAATATCAGCGCGTGGGTGCGTGGGGCAAAGTTATTTGACCCGCGGGATGGCACCACTCGCTGGCAACCAAGTCCTGCCTTGGCTGCTCGTCTTTATCTTACGAATACACGGTGGGGCCGGGGTGTGGATGCCGTCAACGATCTTGATGACGCTACGACAATGTCTGCCGCGAACACCTGCGATGAATTCGTTGCTACGACAACAACGACGGTAGATCTATCTACCCACGTCGTGACGGCGACGGCAGCTAGTGACCTCCTCATCACGACTGATGAGCGGGCTGTATTTCAAACCGGGGATCGGGTCCAAGGAACTACAACGGGAACCCTGCCGGCAGGCCTTTCTCTTGCGACGAATTACTATGTGATCGTCGTCCAAGAAGTTCAATCTGTCGATAGCACTGACGACGATGCCGTTACTCAGAATGTCACTTATCAACTGGCGACGACTTATGACAATGCGCTGACTGGAACTCAGATCGACATTACCGATGCTGGCACGGGCACCCATACTCTAACGAAGAATGGTGAGCCTCGGTATACAGCGAACGGTGTGATCGATTTCAAGCGGTCGCCGGCAGAAGCACTGGAGGATCTTAAATCCGCGATGGCCGGGCGCATTTATCCTATCGGCCCGAAGTGGACCATCGACGCTGGTGTCTATGTTGCCCCGACCGTGACACTGGATGAGAGTGACATGCGGGGATCGATCCGGCGTCGTGGTCGGCATTCCCGCCGTGAGCGGTTCAATGCCGTCAAGGGCATTTATGTTTCGCCATTGAACGCGGGCATCGCAACAGATTATCCACCCGTGACCGACAGCACATTCCAGACGAATGACGGTGGCAGCCGGGTCTTCGCCGAACTGGATTTGCCTTTCACCTCACGATCAAATACCGCCCAGCGACTTGCAAAAATCGCTCTGCAGCGTCATCGGCAAGAACAAACGATCGAGCTCGTTTGCTCCATGGCGGCTTTCCAGCTGCAGGCCGGTGGGACATTCGCCCTGGACAACACCCGCCGCAACTGGTCTGCTAAGGTATTCGAAATTGCTGAGTGGGTGTTCACCTCCGTTCAAAGCGAGGAGGGTCCTGCCTATATCATCAATCTGATCGCACGAGAAACGGTCTCCACCGTATTTGACTTCAATGCTACTGCTGAAGAGACAGCTGTCGATCCGGCACCACGGGTCAACCCCCTGGACCCCACGACAATCGGCGAGCCCTCGGCAATCACCATTACTGAGGAGCTGTATAATACGCGGAACAGCGCAGGGGTAAAAGCCCGGGCGAATGTCACATGGACAGCAGCAACGGATAAGTTCGTTGACGAATATCAGGTCAGCTTTAAACTGACGACAGATACTACATATCTGACGTTGGCAGCGACACCAGGCCTCAAGGTGGAAATCAATGATCTGAACCCAGGCCGTTACGATTTCAAAGTTCAATCCGTTAATCAGTTGGGCATTAGAAGTGATGGTGTCGTTATCACGCAAGAAATCCTTGGTCTGCTTTCACCACCGACAGCACCCCAGGGCGTCACGATTTTTCAGTTGGGTGGCATTGCCATTCTGCAATGGGACCAATCGCCAGATCTGGATGTGTTGATTGGAGGTGACGTGCTGATCCGTCACGCCACACCAGTTAGTGGAGTGACATGGCAGACGTCCACGTCATTATCCGATCCGATCCCTGGTGATACAACTGTCGCTTTTGTACCGTTGAAAGTTGGCACCTATCTTCTACGTACGCGTGATAGCAGCGGCATCCTTAGTACAGCGACGACGTCCATCACATCGGCTCAGGCGACCATCCTCGCTTTTACTAATACGGACACCATTACAGAGAGCACGGCCTTCACAGGCACACATGCTTCTACGATCGAGGACGGCGGCCTTCTGAAGCTTGTTGGTCAAGATAATATGGATGATTGGGCTGATGTTGATCTAGTTGCTGATTGGGATAGTGAAGGTGGCGTGGCCTTATCCGGCACATATACGTTTGCTGCCAGGTTTGATTTCGGATCGGTGGTCCAGCGAAGGCTCACAAATGAAGTTGCCATCACCGTTGTCAACGTCCTTGATCAGATCGATAGCAGGACATCCCTCATCGACACGTGGGATGACTTCGATGGAAACACATCCGGCTTCGCCGATCTTGAAACAGAGTTCAGGACCACCCAGACCGATCCGACAGGGGCACCAGTCTGGACTGATTGGAACCGCTTTTCAGTCACCGAGGTTAGTGCCTGGGGCGTTGAGATGCGAGCACAATTATTGACGACCGATCCCGCATACAACGTCCATTGCACGAAGCTTGAAGTTGTCGCAGCACGAATATGAGGAGGGAAGAATGGGCCACGTTGCAATTGTGAACAAAGAGTTGATCCTTCAGGGGTTTGATGTCATTAAGCAGGACGTCCCTGAGAACGTCCTGTTTGGAGAGCATGTCGGCGTCCCGGAAGGCTGCGATCTTAAACCAGGCGAATATGTTTGGAGCATCGAGAAATCTGCTTGGCTTCCAATGCGGAAGCTCCAGACCGATCCTCTTGGCCTGACTATTCGAGCAATCATCCTTGGACTACAGGCTGTCCGCGATCAAAGCGATATTCAGCTGCCAGATGAGACCCTTCAGTTCATCGAAATCTGGGAACGCTCCGGTCAGCTAGACTTGTGGAACAAGGAACATAAGGGCGCAGTCCCGCAGCCAAAGGAGTAAATTATGTCAGACCATGATATGGATATTGCGAATGCGGACGGCGCCACCGTCCGTGCTGACATCAATTCAGCCCTTGTTGCGCTGGTAGGGTTGCACAACGGAGCTTCGGCGCCAGCCACCACATTCGCTTTCCAGCTGTGGGTTGATACGTCCGGCACTGATGTCCTCAAGCAGCGCAACGCAGCGAATTCGGCCTGGGTCACGATTTACGATATTGGGCTCATCATTGGACAGCTTGGGAAGGTGGGCAACTGGACCAAGTCACAGACCGGCGCGATCACTGTCCTGTCGGATGGGGCGACGGTCGCAGTTGACTTTGAGAACAGCAACAACTTCTCCCTAACCATCGCTGGCAACCGAACCCTTGGTCAGCCCTCGAATCAAGTCGTAGGTCAGCACGGATCGATTACCGTCACCCAGGATGGAACGGGAAGTCGTACCCTCGCCTACCACGGCGACTACAAGTGGGCTGGAGGAACTGCTGGTGTGCTTACCACGACAGCCTCGGCGAAGGATCGGCTGGACTATTATGTGAGCGCAGCGAATGTCGTTCAGTTGGTGTTAAGCCTCGATGTGAAGTAAGGATTGCGCTATGGCAAAGATTGTTGATGCCCCATTCGATCTGGATTGGGATGATCTGGATTTCAACTTCGAAGACCTGCCCATAAGAGGGAAGTGCAGCTGGCTTGCTGGCGGTGCCATGGCAGGGGCAGCGGGCGCTGCTGGCGGTGCGTACTACTCGTACACCATCGATAACTCATGCCGATTTAACGCGGCTGACAGCGCGCACATGACACGCACGAATGCGGGAGGTGACCAGACAGAGTTTACTGTTTCATTTTGGGTGAAGCGGTCCAACTTAGCATTCGCCACGACACAGACTGTTATTAGCCAATTAACCGATGGCTCTAACTTCAGCCTGATGGAGTTCATAGACGATGCTTTGTGGTGGTGGGACTACGTCGGAGGAGTTTTAAAACACAAGCTTGTTACAACTCGCCTTTTTCGCGATCCTTCCGCTTGGTATCACATTGTATATGCATATGATAGTGACCAAGGAACCCCGGCTAATCGAATTAAACTCTATGTCAACGGAACCCAAGTCACGGCGTTCTCTACGGCAACTTATCCGGCATCCGCCTATGCTTCAAGACTTAACGGAAACTTCACAATAGCTATTAGCGCACGTCCCGCTGGCAATATTGAGCATGACGGTTATCTCGCAGAGTTTGTTTTCATTGATGGTGACCAGCTTACTGCTGCCAGTTTCGGTGAGACCAATGATGACGGCATCTGGGTTCCAAAAGACGTTAGCGGACTGACATTTGCGAACGAAAGCTTTTATCTGGATTTCAAAGTTGCTCCCGGCACCGGCAACGGTGCAGGCACTGATGTTTCGGGTAGAGCCAACCACTTCACCGACAGCGGACTTGCAGCCAACGATCAAGTTGCCGATTCACCAACGAACAACTACTGCACTCTTAATAGTGTCTGGAAGGAAATGTCCGATACCAGCGGCACATACTCCGCCGGGCAGACCTATGCTAATGGCAACCTCGATTTTACTTCCGCAGCTTCCACCCCAAATCGTGGAGACATGGTGTCCACGATGGGCATGTTGGCTAACGCAACGAGCGGCGCGATTTACTACGCTGAATTGACTATTGCTAGTAATTCCAGTGGCAACCCTGTTGGTGGAATATCCGGCTTATTTGGGGATGGCATACGAACAGGCTTTGACATTGGCTGGCACCATGACGGGACTAAAGGTGGTTCTTGGCATGCCAATACAAGCCTCGCCACTCATACGGCTGGGGATGTTCTCGGCTTCATAGTTGATTGCGCGAACAATGTCCTGTGGGTGACTAAAGATGGCACCTACCAGACTGGAGCCGATAGTGGCGCAGGGTCAAATGCCGAAGTTGAGGCTGGTGATACATCGGCACGCAATGCCGACCTTGTAAGTGGACGGGAATATTATTTCGTCAGCCGCGCCAACAATACGTCTGGTAGCTGGACCGGCTCTTGGAATTTTGGGCAACATGCCTGGAATACGGCTCCGCCAGCTAATGCGCGGGCGCTGAACGAGGCATCCCTTGCAACGGATCGTGCCTGGGCGATCACCCAGGGCAGCGATTATTTCAGTGTCACTCTTTATACGGGTAACGCTTCTGCCGACACCGACATCGACGTTGGCTTCGATGTTACCAACTGCCTTGCTTTGATCAAAAACCGGGACCAGGCTGATGCTGGTAGGATGGTCGATACAGTTCGCGGCGCAACCTTAGCACTTAGTCCTGCATTTGCCAACCTGTCGGAAGTAACGGAAGCAGATGGCGTGACGGCGTTTGGGACTGTCGCCAATAACATTCGGCTTGGAACTGGAGCAGGAGGCTACAACGATACAGGCGAGGCATTTGTTGCGTATACGCTCAAAGAAGACCCAGTGGCCGGGTTCGATATCGTTGCTTATACCGGGAATGGCGCGAACAGAACTATTGCACATAGCCTCGGCATCATCCCCCAAGTTATAATCGCCGCAAACCGTCCTGATGATAGGCATATCCACGCCTATCATTCGGGTGTGGCTTCTGATCCTGAAACTGATTACTTACTTTTTAGCGCCGCTTCGGCAGTAGCAGATGACGCCACAATCTGGAATGACACAGCACCAACATCATCCGTCTTCTCCTTGGGGACCAGTGCTAATGTGAATGATAGCGGTGACAGTCATATTGCATGGCTACTAGCTAATGTGGAAGGCTTTTTATTTTGCAGCTACTACTTCGGCAACGGCAATCTAGACGGACCATTTATCTACTGCGGGTTTCGTCCACGCTTCGTCATGTTAAAAAATTCGGCAAGTGGAACCAGTGGGTGGATGGTGCATGATACTGCCCGTAATACATTTAACCCTCATGGTGAAGAGTTTATCCTCAATATTACTGTAGCAGAGGCTTCCAGAACAATAATGGACATTCTATCTAACGGGTTCAAAATTAGAGGGACCGATGGCGAGTATAATAATGCGAGCCAGCGCATGGTATTTATTGCTATTGGTGAAAATCCCTTTCCAAGATCGAAAGCGAGGTGAGATATGTTTTGTGAACTGACGTGGGACAATGTTGCTGAGACCTTCGGGCTTCCCGTGGTGAGGCTGCTTCCTGTGAAGAAAGGTTTTGTGGAGGCCAACACTGGCGTGAAACACTCACCGCAGGTCTTCAGCAATGCGTGGACGGCAGCGCAACGCCTGGCCATCGGGATCGCTGACTTCGCCAACGGCACCTTCGATGATAAACTGCTTAAGCCAGATGGCACGTCCAATGATCAACTCGTTGGCACTGTCGTCACTCGGGTTCCTGGGACTGTGGCCAAGACGGTTGAGGAGGTGCGCCCGGCCATCTCCCAACGGATCACCAGCCAGCGCAACACCGTGCTCCATGGCGACATCGAGTGGTCGCCGGATGGCGGGGTGACGACCTACACCGTTCAAACGGCCGAGGTCTCATACTCAAGGATGGGAGCAGCACAGCACCGGATCGAAAGCCTCGGGCTAACCTCCCAGGTCTGGCGCATGAGGGATAACCAGCTGGTCTCCCTGTCCGCGGCCGATTTCAAGTCCATGTGGGAGACGCTCGCTCAGCACATGGAAGATTGTTATGTGGCCCAAACCACACACGAAGCGGCCTTGGCCGCTCTGACGGACCCTGCGAGGGTCCTGGGGTACGATTACACAACGGGGTGGCCCAACAACGCACCGGAATAGTTATGATCAGATGTCTTGTCATACTGCTATCCGTCGTCTTCCCCCTAAGCTTGAGCGCGCAAGAAAGGCCGCCGCAAATTCCCTGCGGGAAGAAGGCGCAGATGATCACGTTCCTTCAAAGCAAGCACAACGAAACGCTGTACGAAGGTGGGCCGACAAATCATGGCGGCAGTTATGTTGGGCTCTTCAGAAAGCCGGACGGAAGTTCCTGGACCATTGCAGTGGTCTATCTGAATGGCATGATGTGTTTACTCACGGCAGGTGAAGACTGGAAATCTGCTGACCAACCAAAACTGAAAGAGGGAGGGCCTCGTGGTGGAAGCGTCTTTAATTAGCCCTGGTCTCGTGTGGGCAATGCTCTTCGCAATCATCGGCGTGGTGTTAGCCATTGGAGAAGCCCGCTACAAGCTAGGGCGGATCACGAAAGTTCTGAATGGCAACACGCTTACGGACATGGATAAATGTATCGCCCTCACTAAGCAGAAGCTTGAGGGCATCGAGGAGAAATTGAAGGATAGGATCAGACGAGCCGATGTCCAGTACGAGAAGACAGATAACTCGATCAGCCGTATCCATGACCGCATTGATGAGCTGAACAAGGACATGGCGTCGATGAAAAGGGAGAAGACCTAATGTTGCCCGGTTTAGATCTGGGACAGTTGGCTCGCTTCGTCGTTAAGCCAGTCATGTCTGAGCTGGGGATGAACTCCCCAGCAGCTTTGCACCTGATGCTCGGGACCATCGCCCAGGAGAGTCTGGGGGCATTCATTGATCAGATCACTGGGCCAGGGGATGTGACCCTGGGGCCAGGGTTCGGCCTGTATCAGATGGAACGGGCAACCCATGATGATCTGTTCGACAACTGGTTACGCTATAACCAGGTGCCCGAGGTCAAGGTCCTGGCGTATCGATCAAGGTCGCCCACAGATCCCGTCGAGCAAATGGCTGGAAATTTCTGGTACGCAACGGCTGTTGCACGGTGCCAGTATCGTCGCATTCCCCAGAATTTACCTTCGGCTGATGACGTCGAAGCCCTTGCCGCTTACTGGAAGGAGCATTGGAACACGCACCTAGGAAAAGGAACGATCGAACAGTGGGTTCTTAACTACGGCAAGTTCGTCAAACCACTTCAACTATAGAGGAGATGACATCGTGGAAATCTTTATGGCACTGAAGAAATGGCTAGCGGAACGAGGCAGCGAACCATCCACCAAAGTCGGTGGCGGTGTCGGCCTTCTCATACTCAACCAGCTCGCTGAAAAAGGCGGGTGGGAAACCCTGCAGGGTGTCCTCGGTTCCGCGGCCGGCACAAGCCCGTGGGTTCTTTGGGCATCCGCAGGCCTGTTGGCCTGGGGCATGATCAGCAAAGAGCGATCGAAGTGATCGGGCCAGATTTTCCGGAGGGCGGCGTCGTCAAGTACGGCGCTGTTCGCTCGGACCTTCGGGACATGGATTATCTGCTTTGTTCAGGGAACGCCGCATTTTCTAAGTTGATCCAATTGGGAACCGGCGCGGTATGGTCCCATGTGGCGAGGCTCATTTGGGTTCCGAAGTTCGACAATCTCATGGTCTTCGAGAGCGTTGAAAGCATCGGGGTACGACTTGTTCCCCTTAGTTCATACATGAGGGACTACAGCGGCACCGGCGAACCTTACCCTGGTGGGTTGCTCGTTGGCCGACACCCGGATTACGATCTGTCTGACGCTTATCCAGATCGCATGGAACGGGCGGGCCGCTTCATCGGCAAGCACCAAGGCCGGCCTTATGATGGCGCAGAGATTGGCCGCATTGCGTGGCGGATCGCTGCTGCGGTCATGGGCGTTGAACCTGACCTCGTGCGGGATGATACCTTCATCTGCTCGGAAGCATCGACTGAGCTCGATGCTGAGTACGGTCTGGACCTTTCAGATCTGTGGGATGGTCGGGGATTTGTCTCGCCGGCCAATATTGCCATGTGGGAGCCCATCGATCAAGTGTGCATCCTGAGGCCCAAAGATGGGGGCTAGACGGACCATGACCGTGGCCGGGGGTGCCATGGGACCACGAGGCGCGTCACGGTCCGTCTATGCATATCACCATATCCGCATCCCCGCGCGGGAGGATTTAGTGACGGTGGCGAAAGGTCGAAAAAAGCTGATAATACTGATATGCTGATAATATCATTCTAGATCAGGGGGTTAGGCGTATCACCTAGCGGGCGTGTACTGATAATCGGATACTTCCGCTTTTTGTCGCCCCCGGGGGGTGTTCCTTATTTCCCTGGTATGGTTCATGGTCCATACGAATGGGAGAATTGACTTGGCTAAGCGGACCAAACGACGGCGAGTGGTCAGCACAGCTGACTATAAATTTAAGTCCACCCCGCGACCTTACCAGCAAGTCGTGTTTGAGCAGTCGCGTGATCGGGAATGGTATGCCATCTTCCTGGAGCAGGGTCTCGGCAAGACCAAGATCGCATTGGACACCGCGGCGTGGCTGTATGACACGGGGGAGATAAATGCCCTGGTGGTGACGGCGCCGAACGGGGTCCACCGGGAATGGGCAACGGATCAGATCCCTGAGCACTTACCCGACCGTGTACGCGCGTGCTCCTTGATATGGCGCTCCGGCCGGGTTGGTGGGAAGGCCTACACCAAGGAGCTGAATGACCTGATCGGGCATGAGGGGCTGGCGGTCTTCCTAATCAATGTCGAAGCCGTCATCACAAAGGCCGGCAAGGCATACCTTAAGAAATTCTTGCTAGCCCGCCGCACGCTCATGGTCATCGATGAGAGCACAACGATCAAGAACCCTGGCGCGTCACGAACGAAGCTGCTGTCCGCCGCCAGGAAATACGCGGACTACCGCCGGATCATGAGCGGCACCCCAACACCCCAAGGACCATTTGACTACTACTCGCAGTTCCGTTTCCTCAGTCCGTCGATCCTGGGCTTCGACTCTTTTTATGTGTTCAAACACCACTTCGGTTCTTTCGAGCGGAAGTTCGCTGGTGGGTCCACCGGGCATCAGTACGACAGCCTGACGGAGTACAGAAATCTGAGCGAGTTGCGGGACATGATCGCCGATCATTCCGTCCGCCTGACGAAGAAGGATTGTGCCGTAGATCTGCCACCAAAAATCTACAAGAAAAGGTATTACCCCCTGCCCTCCGATCAGCGCAAAATCTACAATCGGCTGCGGGATGAGTTCTTAATTGAGCTGTCCGGGGGCTCAGTCGGTATCCCCATGGTGCTGACTAGGATCACCCGGCTTCAGCAGATTACATGCGGTTTCTTACCAGCCGACTTCGACGATCCGGATGCTGGGTGGGAAGACGTCGGCGACAAGCAGCCACGGATTGAAATGGCCATGGAGGCCATCCTGGACTCTCCAGGCAAAACTATCGTCTGGTGCAGGTTCCGACATGACGTGGATGCTCTTTGTGAGGCCTTCAGCCAGGCTGACGTGGCCGCCGTGAGATACGATGGGGCTGTACCCCAAAATAAGCGGCCAGCGGCCCTCAAGGCGTTCCGTGAAGGTAAGGCCAGGGTGTTCGTGGGCAATCCCCATGCTGGTGGACGGGGGCTGAACCTGCAAGTGGCCGACACGGTCGTTTACTTCTCGAATGACTTTTCGCTGGAGGCCCGGCTGCAGAGCGAGGATCGGGCGCACCGGCTCGGCCAGAAGAATACGGTGGTCTACATCGACCTGATTGCTGAGAATACTGTCGACGAGAAAATTGTGACGGCTTTGCGGGATAAGAAAAGCATGGCCGACCTATTGACGGGGGATGACCCAGAGGAGTGGCTATGAGCAATGACCAGGGCACCGTGTTCGTGACGCAAGAGCCCATGCGCCGACAGCCCAATGGTTCGTGGGAGCCCATTTATGATCTGTCGCCGGCGGCGGCCTATGGCAAGCTCGAGGTGTTGCTTGATCCACGAACGTCGATCTTGTCTCCTGGGCCAGTCGTTTTTGAGATGAGAAAACGGCTAAGGAATTTCTGCGATGACGACCACATTCTCGCTATGGGTGATCCCATTGCTATCGGTATTGCGTCCGCTATGGCGGCGGATGCCAACCGTGGGCGAGTGGCAATGTTGAAGTGGGATCGTGAGACCCGCAACTATATACGGGTCCAATTCGACATGAGGGATACGAAAGTCAGGAAAGGAGCATAAACTGTGGCAAAAGGTAGTGACAAGCTCGGCCCCGACGAAATGGATTTCGAAGGGGATGCTGACGACAATCTAAGCAATGTCGATGGCAAGAAAATCAAGACCATTGCGGACTTGGCTCAGAAGCAGATCGAACTCGACGAGAAGGTGGTTCATGGTCAGGCCTTCGTTGCCGATCTGCAGGCGGAGCTGAAGCAGGTGAAAGAAGTCGACTTGCCGGCGGCCATGGCCGCAGCCGGGGTGGACCAAATCAAACTGAGCACCGGCGAGAAGG